GGGTTACGGAAAGCTATGCGTCATGAGATTGGATAGCAGAGCGAGCCGACGCATCCTTGGTTGCTGCCTGCGGCTCCCATATTCGCGCACCTGATGGTGCCGTTCGGATTGGCGATAAGCATTCGTGCCGTCTGCCCGTTGGACACGCATACCATTGCGTTGACTTCGACGGGCGGGCGCAGTTCGACCGGCAGCACGTAGTCGCATTGCACCTCATCCCAACTGCCGCTCGTGAACGAACCAGCGTATTTGATAAGCATCATCATGCCAGTACGGATGACCGTGAAGCCCTTCGCATTGTACAGGGTTACGGAAAGCTACTGTGCTGTTATCCAGCAGCCGTGCGCCGTGGAGTAGGCGGATTTCGGGTCGCCAAGCATCTGCACCGTCCCGTCACGCTCGACAAGCAGGCTGAAACCGCAGGACGGGAACGCGATGATACTCATGTCGACGAGCGGGCGGAACGCTTCTGGGATGGTCTCAACCGCCGTCGTGTAGTTCTGTGTTCCGCTGCCGGTGAACTTGACGTTGCCGTTGATCGTGACGATGCGTCCGACCCGACACAGAGTGAGGTTGTCGTTCGTATACGGCGGTTTCCACGGTTGGGATACGGAATCCCACAAAGCACACCTCGGCGTGAACAGGCGCACCGGCGTGCCGACCGTGATGCCGTCGAGCGGGATACGCCACAACGGCATGTACGCGTCAACCGCGCCGGACAGTATCTTCCCTGACGGAATGGTCGGGTCGGCGGCGGTCGTCGCGTCCGGCGTGCCCTTCAACACGGTCAAGTTCACCAGCTCATTACCGGTCTTGGCATCTCGATGGTAATGCGCGCAGATGATGTCGTTGCGTTTCATGCCCTGCGACCCGTTGGAGATCGTCACGGATTCCGCCGCCGTGATATGCCAGTCCAAGCCTTGAATCGACGCGCAGCCGGTGCCGATCGTCGCCCTGTTGGACGAACTCATCGAACACTTGAACGCGTCGCCCCAGTCGAACACCACGTCGGACTTCGAAAACTTGGCCTGATGGATGATCGCCTTGTCCCCGCTCGAAATATGAGCCGTACCGGCCTTGCCGTCAACAAGTTCGATGGTCACTGTTCACCCTCCTTCAACCATGCTTCAAAAGAAGCGTCGTCCTTCTGCATGAACGCCATGAAAGACGCATTGCACTGGGAGCACAATTCGTAGATGTCGGGCGTCACATCATCCGCGATGCGGGTCGCCTTGCCAGCGGAATACCGGCGCACGGTGAACCATTCACGCGCCTCCGTATCGCCAGCTGCGACATACGCGGTCTTGCCGCACTTGTCGCACACGTACTTCACGTAACCGTCAGATTTCACTATCCAATCCTTTCAAACATGGAACAACCAAGCGAAGGCAACCGCCGCCAAGTCCCGCCGAAATCAACGGAAGGGTCGATGCCGGTCGTGTTCATCACCACATAGCCGACCGGGAACGCGACCTTCCCGGAAACGCCGTCGCCGACATGCGCGCTGATGACGCCGTCCACGCTCACGATCGAGGAACCGTCCACTTTCACGCCGCCCAACACGTCCGTGGACGCCTTCGGCAGCGTGTAGGCGTTCGCGCCCCGTTCGACCGAAGCGAGCTTCGACCGCTCGCCATCGGTCATCATGCCCGACTTCGCACTGTCGGCCACACTCTTCGCCGCATCCGCAACGGTCTTCGCATCTTCGGCGGTCTTGTTCGCCGCTCCAATCTGTGCCGCGTAATCGGAAGCCGTCTTGTTCGCCGACTCGGCAACCTGCCTGACGGAATCCAAATCCTCGGAAGCGACCTCCGCGTTGATCGTGCCGCCTGAAATCGACAGGCCACGGCCAGCCGTCAAAGACACGCCACCACCAGTCGAACCACCGGAAGCCGAAGAGGAAGAACCGGAATAGTTCGCATTCGCCGACCGCACCGGCAGTCCGACCTCGAACGTCGAAGCCAAAATCCCGGAATCGATTTTCACGATCCGCTTCGTCACCACGGCGGTGACGTTGACACCGGAAGCCTGATCCGTCGCAACAATCTTGTCATCCACGCGCAGACCATCGCCGACCTCATCGGACAACGTCACCTCGACCGAACCACCGGTCTGCAGCTCCTGCAGATGCTTCTTCGTCTCGGATTGCAGCGTGGACAAATCCGCGTTGGAATAGTCGTATGTGGCGCACACCTCATCGGCGCCAACGAGTGTCTGCGTCTGACTCACCGCACCGGCTGCATCGGCGAAATAATTGACCACCAGACGATCCTTGAGCTCCTGAGAGCCAAGGCCGATAAGATGATTCACCGCGCGACGGTTGGTTTCGGCCTTGAAATCCACCAAGTCGGAATCGATCGTGTTGTCGATGATGCCGACCGGCGTGATGCCAAGCAGAATGTGATTGTCCTTAGCTTGGAAGTCGAGGCGTCTGCCGCAGGATGCGAGCAGATTGCGGAATCCTGTGTAGGCGTCCACGTAGCGTGGATTCTCGAAACGCCAATTGGTGACAGTCGAGGAATCATCCGATTGGACGGTGAACACACCATCCAAGCCAATACGCTTCACCAGCCCGGTCAGTATGTCCGGCAGTTTGCCTGACACCGTGAGATAATCCTGTCCCGAATCAGGTTGGAGGATCTTCGCCGCCAGCATTCCGGTCCACGATTGACCTATCCAGGTTGTCGTAGACGTTCCTCCGACGACAGACACACGACGATCGACTATTCGTCCTCCCACGTCGCTTCCATCAATCCAAAAATACCAGCCTTGCGAAACGTTCGGCGCGAGTGCGTCATCGATGGTCAATTCGAAGTCGTTTTCGTCTGTGCTGCAAGCCCAATCCAACGTCACCTGCGATATGCTCGCATGTGGCGTCAGCTTGCCGTCGGCGAGGATAACGTCAGCCAAGGCACACCTCCAGAAACGTCGAACATGGTCAAATCGATGCCATAATTGCCGGAAACCGTCAACAGCGAATCTCCGGCCGGTATCGGCTCGAAAACGTATGAGCCGCTGCCGCTGCCGTTGCCACGAACGCCCTTGTCGAAGACATTCGAAACGTCGCCGTTTTCAGCTGTCAACGTTATCGTCTTCCGCAATCCGGTGGCCGACAGCGACACATGACCGCCTTCCGGCACCGTCACATCAACCGCGTAAGTGTTGTCGCCGATGCGAAAAGACGGATTGACGCAAGGGCCGAAAATGACCGCAGTGAACTCGGCGGCCTTGCCGGTCGGATTATTCACCGTCAAAGCGATTTTCGACGGAGCCAAATCGGTCGGCAAATCCAGTGGAAGGTCAATCTGCGAACCGGTGCCTGCCGCCATCAGGAAGAAATGCTGCACCGGCAGCGCGCGACGCCAGACGCCATCGCAAAGGACAATCGTGTAATCGACTTGCGCGTATTCCGGCCAAGGCACGAGACCGAGCGAAGAACCGACGACATACGCCCGCTGGAACCATTCGCCATCGACAGTCAACATGCCTGGCGTAACCGCCTGCACGTCCGAATCGAAAGCCGTCTGCGCCACGTCCAATCTTGACGGATCCGTGGTGCGGACGGTCATTTTCGCCGTCGAAGCGTTCCGGCTCACCGATTTGATGCCGCGAGTGGCCAAAGTGTACGTCCATGCGTATCCTCGCATCTCCTGCAGGTCGGCCACCCACAGACTATCGGTGTTGAGGTCGATGACCGTGCCGTCATGCGACGTGTATCTAAGCTCGCGCATATCTGCGGATCAACCTCCCCAAGTCACGGTCGCTCATTGTCGAATCTCCTGCAGCAGTGGAGATGATCGCGCCAAGATCATTGTGCAGACTTGTTATCGCGGCAACGACAGCACGTGTATCCACCTGCACGGAAACGTTCGGCAGGTTCCGGCTTGTCGAGAACGCTTCGCGGGGGATTTTCCGCTCGTTGAGCAGGCGCATGTTCTCCACGCCGTAATAAGTCGTGGCAGCGGCGTTTTGGACGTATTCGCCGCTGGCGAGACGCGCGTTGAGCAATTGCACGCTATCGCTAAGCGAATTGCCGGCCGCCCACGCTGGGTCGACGTAGCCGGTGAACGTGCCACCTCCGGCGAACCGCTGGAAGGTGCCGTCTGTAAACATTCCACCGGTATAGCCACCCTCCTTCTTCGTCTTCTCCGTGACGGTGAAGGTCTTGTCCGCGATTTTGAAGTTGTTGATGGAGCGGAGCACCGGTGTCGCCTGGTCGTTGACCGAGGCGGTGCTCTTCTTGTCTTTCAGCTTCTTGCGGTTGACGGCGTCGACCTTCGGTCCGGCCTTGTCGGTCGAATCGAGCGTGTTGCGCTTGTTGGTCAGCTTCTTCGCGTTCGCGGCGTTCGTCTTCGGCGTGGCCTTGTCCGTGGAGTCCAAGGTGTTGCGCTTGTTGGTCAGCTTCTTCGAGTTGGCCTTGTTGACCTTCGGTGTGGCGTTGTCTTTGGCGTCGAGCTTGGCCGTGGCCTTCTTGCCGTTGAGCTTGCCGACGTTCGACGATGCGGTCTTGGTCTTCTTGGTCGCGTTGTCCTTCGCGTCCAGCGTGGCTTTGACGTGCTTCTTGCCGAAGTCGTCCATCATCTTCCGCGCCTTCTTGGCGCTGTCCGTGGCCTTCTTGTCGTCGGCTTCGAGCTTGGCTTTCGCGATCTTCTTGTTGAATTTGTCGACGTTCGTCTCGGCGGTCTTGGTCTTCTTCTTGGCTTTGGAGTCGTCCACGTCGAGCTTAGCCTTCTTGCCTTCGGCGGTCTTCTTGATGTTGTCGATCGCCGCTTTGATGCTGTCGGAACTCAGACCCCACCGGTCCGCCAAAGCGTTAGCGGCCTGTTCACCCATGCCAGAAGCTTCGGCCTGCCTTATGAGGGCTTCGCGCGCATCCTGCAGGACGCCGTTGGCGCGTTCGATCTCACCTCCGGTGAAGTTGGTGTTCTCACCCTGCTTGAGTATCTTCTCCGCAGCGTTCTGCGCGCTGCTGGCGATATCCTCCAAGGCCTGCCTGGTCTTTGTGCCCTTCTCGCTGAATCGGTCGAGCAGGTCGCCGTTCTCGTTGAAAACGACACCATTATCCTTGCAGGTGTCCGACAGCTCTCCAATCTTCTGGTTGAGCTGGTCCACGGCCTCGTCGGCGGTCAGGTTGTTGGATTCTAGGCCGAAGAGCGATTTGACGAGTCCGTCGATTTCCTCGGCCGCGTCCTTGGCGCTGCTTCCGAGGTCCTTGTTCGCGCTGGAGGTGTCCTTGGCGGCCTTCGATGCGTTGCCGTCGGCGTCCACGGCGTTCTTGGTGGCTGCGGCCTTCTGCTTGGTCTGTTCCTTGGCTTCGTCGTATGCCTTGGCTTCGTCCTTGATGCTGTCGCGCATCTTCTGCGCGACAGCCATCTGCGAATGGCCCTGCTTGCCGTATTCCTTCAACGCGGCGTTGACCTTGTCGGTCGCGTCCTTGTTGCCCATGGCTGCGCTGGTCATGTCGGTCAGGCTGACCTTTGCCTCGCCCATCCAATGCGTCATGTCGGCTCCGGCGAAGTTCATCTTCTGGTAGGAGTCGGCGATGGTGCTACGGACGTCACTGCCTGATTCAAGCGCGGACTGGAGCTGTTCGGTGGCCTCCTTGGCCTTCTGCTGGCGCTCAATAAATGAGGTGAGCGCCACTCCGGCGACGGTGAGGGCGATGCCCCACGGTCCGCCGAGCAGACTCATGACGCTACTGCCGGCGGCTTTGAATCCGGCGGTTTTCAGTTCGGCTCTGCTGGCGCTCGTGCCGAACGCCTCCATCTGCTCCTGCGTGCTCAGGCCGCTCGCGCGGAACATTTCGAAGGCGGTCTGTGCGGAGCCGAGCGCGGTCTTGACGCGTTGGATCGGGTCGATGGCCAGGCCGATGTTGTTAGCCATGGTACTGGTGCTGCCGTTGAGATTGCTTGCGGCCTTGTGGACGCCGCCGAGCACACCGCCGAGAGCGGCCATGACGATGATGGTCTGCTGCGCGCCGGCCGGAAGGCTGGCGAAGGAGTCCACGAGGGTGTCAAGCCCCTGGACGAGTTTGCGGAGCGGCCCTTGCGCGCCTTCGCCGATGGAGATCATGAGCGATTCCATGCTGCCGGAGAGGTTTTCGAGGTCGCCTTTGAGGTTGTTGTTCTTTGCCGCTGCCTGTTCGGCTGCGTATCCGCTTTCGGATACCGCCTTGGTCCAGTTCCTGACGCCTTTCTCTCCGGCGTCGTAGAGGTAGTTGGCGGCCTTGATGGCGTAGCTGCCGAAAATTGTCGCATTCGCCTGGTTGCGCTGTTCCTGCGTGAGGTTTTTCTCGGCTTTTTGCAGCTGTCCGGCGAAGTTGGCCATGCCGACGAAGTTGCCGGAAGCGTCGTATGCGCTGATGCCGAGCTCCTTCATGGTGGCTGCCGCGTCGTTGGATGGCGCGGCGAGCTTCATGAGCATGCTGTTCAATTGTGTGCCGGCTTCGGCGCCGATGGTGCCGTTCTGGGCGAAGAGGCTGAGGACACCAGTGGTCTCCTGGATGCTCATGCCGAAGCTGTTGGCCTGCGCGCCGCAGTTGTTGAGCGCTTCTCCGAAGTCGCTGACGTTGCCGACTGCCTTGCCAGCGCCGGCGGCGAGCGTGTCGGCGATCTGCGAAGCCTGGCTGCCGGACAGGTGGAACATCGACAATGCGTTGGCCATGTATTCTGCGGCGTCGCCCACGGCCATGCCGTCCGAGGCGGCGAGGTTGAGGGCTCCTGTCAGGCCGCCGGAGAGTATGTCGGTGACGCTCATGCCGGCCTTGCCGAGGTCGTTGATCGCGTCGGCTGATTCGCTGGCGGAGTAGACGGTGCTTGCGCCTGCTTCGATGGCGGCTTGGCGGAGTTGGTCGAGTTCAGCTCCGGTGGCTCCGGTGTTGGCCTGCACGGTGCTCATCTGCTGGTCGAAGTCGGCTGCCATCTTGATGGATGCGACGCCGAAGGCGGCGGCGGCGAGTCCGGCGGCGGTGAGGCCGCTGGTGATGAGCGCGCTCTTGCGTCCGGTGTTCTCCATGCCGGACGCGACGCTCCTGGCGGTGCTGCCGGCGCGGGTCATGCTTGCCTCGTAGGAGGCGGTGTCGGCCATCAGTCGGATGACGATGTTCTGATTCGCAGCCATTCATCCTCCTTGAGATGTTCAGTCGGTGAGGTGCGCCACCAGCGCGTTGCGCGCCGGGCTGGTCTTGTTCGAGTCCTGCCATTGGCGCATCGATTCCTGCATGTGAGCGGTGACCCAACAGATGCTCACGTCGGCATGCAGTCCGAATTCTGCGTCCGGTGACTGGCAGACGCTTCGCGGCAGGCCGCACAATGGGCACAGCGATGAATCGTATTCTTCGAGCGCGCGCATCCATTCGCGCTCCGTCTCGTCCCATTCCATCTCCGCACGGTAGCCGATGATGCGGCGGTGACTGTCACGGATGGTCTCGTATGTGGGCTCCCAACCCAGGAAGCGCTTGTAGCTGATGCCGAGCTGGCGGCAGGTTTTGAGGTCTCGGACTAGCTGTGGAGAACTTTCGAGGCTAGGTCGAACGCTGCTTTTGGGTCGGCGGCCGTCCCGTTGAGTTCGGCGATGGCCTGCCAGAGCGGCGTGAATTGGCCGTCGGTGAGCTGGTCGAAGAGGTCACGGAGCGCGTCCTTGGTGAGGTCGGCGGGATCCGCGGACTTGCCTCCGATGGTGGCGGATTCGAGCATCTGCGGCAGGGCATCGGCGGCTGTGCCGAACATGTCGCGCGTGCCCGCGGCGTTGCCGGCGGTGACGGTGTTCGCGGCGAGCGTCTGCGCCCACTTGCTGACCGGCATGGCGCGCAGGGTCAGGATGAGTGTGCTGTCTTTGGCTTGTTCTTTGAGTTCTTCGATGCGTTTCGCGGTGCGTTTTGCCGCGGTGTTGGTTCCGGCTTCGGTGACCTGTTCGGCGGTCAGTTCGCGGGAGAGCTGGTCTCCGAGCGCGGCGATGCGTTCGGCGAGTTCCTGGTCGAGGATGATTTCGACCTGCTTGGTCTTGCGTGTCACTTTGAGCATGTTCGTTCCTTTGCGCTGAGAGTGTCGTTCCCTTTGCCATGTCTTGTCAAGGGGTTCCCGCGCCGGCGAAAGGGACGAAAAATCCGGCGCGGGAAGAATCTGGGATCAGGCGACCTTCACGTTCTCGGCCCAACCGGGGGCCTTGACGGTGAAGTTGACCTTGCTGCGGAGGACGGTGTTCGCGGCGATCGCGTCCTTGGCGCTCATGCCGATGCGCACGCTGTACACGTTGACGATGTCGCCGGACACGAAAGCGCGATCGGTGTCCTTGCCGTAGCGGCGGACGAAATAGCCTTCGGCGCCCTCCTTAAGGGTTTCCATGGCCGCGTTTTGATTCGAGTGCTCCGTGTTGGTGTTGTCGATGACCTCGACGGACGGGCCGGAGATCTTCTTCCTGCCCGGATTCTCGTAATCCATGGACGAGTTTTCGCGCTGGTCGCTGATCGTGTTCTGCGACGGACTGCAGGACCAGCCACCCAAGGTCACATAGTTGGACAGGTCGGTGCCGGCCGCGATTTCGCTGGCGGTCGGATGGTTGATGTCCTTGATCGTCGGCACCCAGATGGTGTTGACCTTGCCGTCCGCCGGAGTGGACGGAATTTCGGTTCCCAGATTGAGGACCATTTTTAGCTCCTTATGATTAAACCCCTTACGGCTTCGGCCGCAAGGGGTGGGAATGTTTGGCGGTCACAGGCGTGACCAGTTGAATTTGTAGACGAGCAGGCGGCACTGGTAAAGCAGGCTCGTCTCCTCGGCGGTGAGTCCGGCCGCGTACGCGCCGCTGTCGGACGAGATGGTGAGGCAGCCGGTATCGAAGCCCTTGGCCACGAACCGCTTGCCGGTCAGCCGCGGGATCATGAGGTCGTCGGCGACCACGTTGACCGAGTCGGCCGTGGTGCTGACGATGCGCACCTGCAGCGTGCCGATGCCGCCATGCGGCCGTTGCGTCTCGCCGACCAGATGGCCGTTCGTCGTGACGGTCTCGATGATCCACGGCGGCTTGTCGGTCGGTTTCGGAGCCGTCTGACGGTACACGGCCCAGCCTTCGGCGGGCTGTGGGACGTGGTCAAGGATCGTGTCGGTCAATGTCATGATCGAGGTCATTCAGACCACCTCCACGGCCGCCTTGGCGACGTGTTCGGCGAGACGCGGCAACTCGTCCTCGCCATGCTCGTAGAATTCGTGCGTTCCACCGCCTTTTGCGGTGCCGAAGAAGGCGATGTTGGCGAGACTGCCGGCGCCGCCCTTCGACGGGCCGACCTCGGCCGTGATACGTCCCGGCGCTTCCTTCACCTCGTAGGTGATGGGGATGCGTCGGAACGCCTTGTTGCCGGAACTGGAGAGGTCTTCGCGAATGTCGTTCTTGACGTTCTGCGCGCCTTTCTTCACGGCCATAGCGATGGCCGCGCGGCGGGCGACGCCTTTGGCGAGCAGCTTGTCGCCGAAGGCGGTCAGCTCGGACGCGTCGAACAGGCTTGTGACGCTCATGCGTCCTCCTTCACGTTCCATCGGCAGGCGGTGGCGTGCGTCTTCTCGGATTGCGGGGAGACGAGGTGGAGCCGTCTGCCTTTGAGCAGCGGATTCGCGGATTCGGTGACCTCCGCGACGTCTCCGGCGCGGAGACCGTCGGTGCCGAACGGGAAATGCAGGTACAGCGACCAGACGAGGCTTACGGCGCCCATGTTCTGGGCGGCGCTTCCCTCGGTCTGCTCGCTGGCGAGGCCGCCGCTGGTCTGCACCTTGCAGCGGCCTTCATACACTTTCGTGTCACCGGTGTCCGGCAGTCCGGTTTCCGGATCGGTGGTGGTGTCGCCTGGGCGGGTGACGACGCACTGGTCGGTCATGAGGCTTTCGGCCATCTGGCGCAGTTTCGGCAGGGCTCCGATGAGAGGTGCCATGCTTGGCATGCCGGCCTCCTCAGTAGTCGTAGGGGTAGTGCGGCAGTGGGATGACCACTGGCTCCGGCGTGATGACCGCCGTGGCGAGGTCGCTGCTGACTCGTTTCAGCAGCATGTCCCATTCCTCGTCGAGGATGGAGATTTCGCCGCGACTGCGCGAGCTGTCGATGCTGGTCTGCATGTTGCCGTCGTCGATCTGCAGCATGGTGCTGCTCACGCCTTCGGGGTTGAGGGCCTTGCGTGCGACGGCCGCGGATTCGACCTCCACGACGATGTCGCGGTAGTTCTCGTCCTTGCACCATTCGTCCAGCACCGGTATGCGGTTGCGGATCAGCATTTCGGCGCGGCGGAGCCATTTGGTGATCTGCTTGGCCTCCGTGCCGTCCGCGGCGATGTCGCGTCCGAGTTCGGCGGCGACGTCGTCCACTCGAGCGAAGGTCATGGCCGCCTCTTTACTGCTTGGCGATGATTCCGGCGTCGCGCAGGCTCTTCAGCAGGGCGTTGATGGTCGCCAGCTCCTGTCCGGAGGTGGCGTCCTTCACCGCGGCGCCCTGCTTGCCGGGCATTCCGGAGAGCAGGGTGTCGAGCGGCTTCGCCGGGCCTGATGCCTGCGGCACGTATACCGCGCTTGCCGGGATCGCGTTCTCGTGGCGTCCGTTGGTCGATTCCTTCATCATTCACCATCCTTCGCAGTGGTCTTCTTTTTCGCCGGCTGCTCGTCGGCTTCCGCGGCGGTGTCGTCGGCTTCCAAGGCCTCGATCTGGTATCCGTGGCGCTGGAAGTAGTCGGACGGTTCCTTATCGGTCTCGCCGACGCCGCCGACGAAGGTCACGCCTGCGGTGATGTCGTTGTATTCCGTGTTGGGCGAGAGGATCCTCCACATTATGGTCACCTGACCTTGATCTTGCGGAGCACGGCCGCGGCCTTGGTGGCCTTCAGCGCGACGCCGACGGGGCCGAGCTCGACCTCGCCGCGGTGCACGGCTCCCGGCTGGGTGAAGTCCGGCAGCCAGGTCTTCACGAGGGTGCCGTCGGTGGTGGTGATGCCGCAGAAGCCGTCCAGACCGACGCGGTACGCGTACAGGCTGGTGGTGCCGTCGGTGTCGATCGGGATGATCGGGTCGTTGGTGCCGGCCTTCTCGCCGGCGTCGGCGAAGAGGATGCCGCCGTAGGATTCGCGGGTGATCGGACGGCCGTTCGCGTTGGCGAGGCCGTCGATGGGCTCGCGCACGTACATGCTGGTACGGCGCACCATGGCGCGGACGCGGGCGAGCGCCTTCTTGTTGCCCACGACGATGGTGGGGGTGCCGTTGAGCAGGTCGAGGAATTCGTCGAGGGTGTCGATGGCCTTGTTGCCTTTTTCGCCTTCGAGGTCGGTCCAGTCGTAGGTGCCGGTGGCGGGCTTCATTTCGGTGTTGGAGCCGGTGAGGGCTTTGTCGAGTCCGTCGAAGGCCTTGTCGTTGACGCCGGTGTCGCCGTTGATGACGGTGTCCTGGAAGAGGGTTACGGCTGCCTTGACCTTGTCGTTGATGTTGCGGGTGACCTCGTCGGAGCCTTTCGGGCCGATGTTGGCGAGCAGTCGGTCGATTTCGAAGGCGCCGCCGAGGACGGCGAGCGTGGTGGTGTATTTCTTGGTGGTGGTGGTGCTCGGGGTGTATTCCGTGTTGATGGCGCGGAATTCGGCGGTGGGCTGGGTTTCCTGCCGGCGGTAGGAGTAGTCGAGCGTCGCGCCGCCTCCGGCCGGGTTGACGGCCTCGTCGAAGATGAGGGAGTCGAGGATGACGCTAGACTTTCGGAATTCGTCGATGACGAACGGATCGTAGTCTTCGAGGGCGTTGTTCTTCGCCTCTGCGAGAGTGACAGCCATGTGGTTGTCTCCTTCCTTGTTGGTTGTTTATCGGTAGTATGCGGAAATCGCTTCGGAGAGGTTGGCTGGTTTCGGTTCCCCGCCTTTGCCTTGGCTTGGGTCGGGGTCGACGTGGGGCTTGTTCTGCACGTTGACGAGTTGCAGTAGGTTGTCGGCGTCGGCTTCCAGCTCCTCGCGAGTGGATCCCTGCAGGCGTTCCGCCAGTGCCTTCGGCAGCTGTTTGTCGATGGCGATCTCGTAGCGCAGGGCCTTCGCGGCGTTGCGCGTGCTGGTTTGTTCCAGGTTGGCGATCTTCTCGTTGGCTTTTTCCGCGTCGGTCTTGTCGCGGTCCTCGAACTCCTTGATGCGGGCGTTCGCTTCCGCGAGCTGTTCGCGCAGCGCCTTGTTGGTTCTGCGTTCGTTTTTGAGCGCGTTCATGCCGGATTCGCCGAGTTTCTCGTCTCCGTCATCTCCGCCGGTCGCCGGCGGGTCGGGCTGCTGGCCTTCCTGGTTCGTGTCGCCGCCGCCCGGTTCGGTGCCGGCGTCGATGGTGCGGACGTGGGTGAGCTTCTGCCACCATTTCATGTGCATGTGTTCCTCCTTGTGTTTCCTTGGCCGTCACGTCGCGTGGCGGCGCCGGCGTCGTCGCGATGCCGGTGAGAAAATTTCGGTTTCGGCTAGAGGATCCAGCCGTATTTGTAGAGCATGTCCAGGGCCTTCGCGTGGTCGTCTCCGCAGCGCGCGTAGATGGTTTCGGGCATGAGTCGCGGCCTGTCCACCTTTGTGTATCGGCCGCCGTGTTTGACGTATTCCTTGGCGTATCCGGCGTCGATCATGCGTGACGCGGCGAGGCCGTGGCGTGTGGTGCCTTCGGTTGTGTATTTGACGCGTTGGCCGTCGATCTGGGCGGCGCGTATGCCGCGTTGGGCGTTGACCAGCTGGTTGAGGTCGGCTCCATCCGTGTAGGCGCGGGCGTTGGCTTTGCCGCCGAGCGCGCGGGCGAGCTGGTCGTCGTCCAGGGAGTCGAGGTATTCGGTCGGGCTGGTGCAGGCTCCGGATGGGGCTTTGGGGCCGGTGTAGACGGCGATGCAGTCGCAGCGCGGGTGGCGTTCGAATGGCGTTTTTCCGCAGGGCTGGCCGGCGAGGATGACGCATCTTCCGCAGCTCGGTGGGGTCAGGCCGCGCACGTATGTGCTCTGGTAGCAGATGCCGCGTGCGGTCATGCCGGTGGCCGACCGGTGTGTGTCGGCGAGCATGGTGCGTGTTCTGAGCACCAGTGTCAGGCCGATGCGGTCCATGGCCACGTCCACCGGGGCGCCGTTGGATACGGCCTTCTTGCCGATGGTGATCGCCGTCCACATCGTGTCCACGGTGTCCATGCCGTTGCCGTTCACGCCGACCCACTGCCATGGGTCCGGCGTGTATTCGGGGTGTGTCGGGTTCACGTCGAAGCGTTCCATGATCTTCGGGGTCGATGCGATCGCGTCGGCGGCGGTGTGGTATTGCGCCGTGTCCAATGCCCGGAAAAGCTCGGGCATCATGTCGGCGAAGGCGGTGTCGAAGTCTGGTTGCGCGTGCTTATGCCACAGTCTGAACACCGTCACCGCCAGACGGTTGCTGCGGTTGCGCAGCAGGCGGTTCTGCGCCGTCGCCTCCGTGGGCAGCGTCTGCCCCGCCATCGTCCGCGCCATAGTCCACGTCCTTCATGTATTGGCCATAGGATTCGCTGATCTGCTTGGCGAAGTATTCGCGTTCCTTGTCCTTGCGGGCCTCGCTCCAGCCGAGTTCGTCCCAGGCTCCCTCGCGGGAGAGGATGCCGGAGGCCATGAGCTTCGTGATCGCGTCGGCTCGCTGCGCGTAGGTCGGCGTGTTCGGATCCTCCCAATCGCAGCGCACTAGGTTCGCGTTGATGTCGTCTCCGGTGGCGAGCTTGTGCGCCACGGCCATGACCTGCGACCATGCGTCGCCGTCGACCGCGTTCTTCAGTTCGACGTTCTTCACGAGTCGCAGCTCGTCGGCGCGGATGGCGCCCTCGGCGGCCGGGTTGGCGGTGTTCATGCCGAAATAGCGCATCGGCAGGCCGGTGATGGCGCTCATCTGCTCGCTCAGCAGGTCGATCACGGTCTTGAAGTTCGACAGGTCGGATGCGGTGAACTGGCCGAATTTCGCGTTCGCGTTCTTGGAGGTGAGCATCGAGTTGAAGTAGGTCTTTATCGCCGATGCGGGCTGGCCGGTCTTCGCGTCGATGAAGTCGTTGCGCGTGACTCCGATCGCCCATTTGCCGGGCACTGCGTGCGTCTCCATGGCGATCTGCAGGTCGAGGATGGCTCGTGCGGCCATGTCGGTCGGCTGCACGACGTCGGCCATCTCGCTTTCGCCGAGGAAGTCGCCAGCACGTGGGCGGTTGAGGAACTGCACCACCGGGACGATGCCGAGGTGGTGGTCGTTGCGGCCGGTCATCGCCCATTTGCCGTGCTGTTTCTCCAGCCAGAGCGTGTATTCGGGCGTGTATAGGGTCGCGTAGTCGGGCGTGCCGTTGTCCCATGGGTCGTAGTAGACGCGGAGCGCGGATTCGACGGTCCTCGTGCGTGGGTCGATGCGCGCGATCATGTTCTTGGATGATTCGACGCTGATGAGCGGGTGGCTGCTGTCGTCGGGGTTGGCTCCGACGCACACGAAGCCGTGTCCCTGCACGCGTGTCTCCGTGTGCAGGAGCACCTGCTGGGATTCCATGTTGTTGTATTCCCACAGTTCGCGAAGCTCGTTCGACACCTTGTCGTCGTCCGGCATGGAGAAGGATTTGACCTGCTGGCGCTGTACTACGCTGTCGACCACGATGCGCGGCCAGTTGAGCGGGAACACGAACGCGCGGAGTTCGGCGGGCACGGCGATGCCGATGCTTTGGATGACCTGGCGTCCGCGGTAGTAGTCGTCCCATTGCCGGTGCGGCCTGCGCAGCCGCGAGAGACGGTAGTTGAGGCTTCTGATGAGCTTCGCGTCGTCGTCGGACAGCCTCGATGCCTGAATGAGCTCCAAAACAGCCTCCTTACCAGCCGTAGACCATGACCGGCGAGCCTTCCTTGCTCCAGCCGAGCGCGCGCATGTCGGATGCGGCCTCGTGGGCGAGGATGTCGGCCATGGTGATGTCGATCTTCTGGTTTTCGCTCGGCTTGCCGAGCACGTACTTGTCGCCGGGCTTGGCGACCTTTCTGGCGGCCATCATGTGCAGGCGGGCCATGCGGTCAGGTGAGTGCGTCGTGCTGTGGTCGGCGGTGTCCTCCATGAAACGGGTGAGCGCGTCGAACATGCGTCCGATGCGGTTGGTCGGCCACGGTACGACGATGTCCTCGCCGAACCGGCACGCCCATTCATCGACCTGCGACTCCCACGGATGCGGGTCGCAATAAAAACGCTGCACCTTGTATTTGTCGAAGAGTTCGGACACGCAGGCGTCGACCTCGCTTCGCGGGATGCGTCCCTCCCATTCGACCGGATTCCAATATGCAGGACGCCCGGATGGGCCGTAGGCCGGCGTCCAACGCCAGCCATCCACGGTCTCCGCGCGCAGGGCGGTCCAGTCACCGGATTGAGAGCCATCGAAGCCGAGGCAGATCTCGGCGCCGTCCTTTGGTGGTTCGCGGTCGACCATCGTCCCGTCGTACAAGCCTTCCGGCATGTAGCTGCCCAAGCCTTGGACGACCTCGCACCCATAAAATCGACGCGCCTGCGCAGGATCGCGGGCCATTAGCTCGGACGCGGTGGCCTCGACCTGATCGAGCGGCACCCAAGGCGATCCGGCATAGACGAATTCGAGGATCTTGCGACGGTCCTTCGGGTCTGCGAAGTCGAGCGATGGGTCGTGCTGGGGGAAGTATTTCATGATGTCCGTTGCGGTGGATTCGTAGGTCATCTGGCCGAAACTGGCGTCCATCGGATCCCACGGATTCGTGAGCTCGAGCATGCGGCCATCCATGGCCATGGCGCCGCGCATGACGGTGTCGCCGACCTCGAACATGCCACTGCGACGCGTCCAGATGCCGGATTCGTCGCCAAGCACGAAATTGACAGGATTACCCAGCTTCGAGTGCGCCGAAGCCGTCACAGGGTCGATGCGCCCGCCATTAGGCAGACGAATGAAGCCCTCTCGCACCTTCATCAGATCGGACAGCCGACCATTGCGCACCATGGACTGAAGCGGACGGTAGACGTTAGCGGTCTGCTCCTCACTGGTGGCGAGCAGCTGAATCAATGCGGTTCTGCGTGGCATGCCCATCGGCTCGCCGGCCGAATACGGATATTCGAATCCGCAGGAGCATCCCCAGTCGGAGCAGCGGAACGTCTCACCGCCTTTGGCCCACCCGCAGAACACGCAGGGTCCGACGCCTTCGAACGCGGCCACGGCCGCGCCGAACGGCGATTTGCCGAGTTTCTGGCCGCCGACGATCTGGCCACGACGCCATTTGAACGCCGCCGCCTGACGTGGACGCGCGGGATCATACACGGCATCGGGCTTCACGCGGTAGAAGTCGATGGCGTTCTCCAGCTGCCAGCCGACCAGTTCGAAGGGTTTTCCGAGGTCGAATCCGTTGGGGACGACGCAATGCCAGGCGATCCAGTCGGCGAACAGGAAACCGAGCGACTTCGGCATCTCCGGCGTCCCTGGCATCAACCATCACCTCGAATCGGTCAGTGTCCCATGTTTCTCAAGACCGCCCGCGATATGCGTTTCTGCGCCCTCGTGTATGTCTGGTTGGTGATTTCCCTCTTCGTCGCTTCGCCAAAGGAGTTCACGAACGTTTTGCTGCGTTCAGTTTGTTGCGTTGGTTGGCGGCGTATCTGTTCGTCGGAGATTCTGTCGCGCTGTGCTCTGGCGGTGCGGAATGCCTTGGAAGCTGCCTGGTATTTGTCGTAGTTCGCCTTGGTTGCCTCTGGAAAGACGCTTTCCGGCATGCGCTGGTTGTATTGCGTGGCTCCGTGCGCGGTCCGCCGCATGATTTCCGATGCGGTGTCCATGCGGTTTCCCGCGTCGCGCATCATCTTGGTGAGGTCCGAGTCGCTTACGGATGAGAGGTCAGTGGCAGAGCCTCCCCCTCCGCCGCCATGTCCGCCACGGCCTGCGCCCGAGCTTGATCCTCTTCCGCCCATTTTTTCATCCTTTCCACATTGCTGTTTTCGAATGCGACAACTTCGGTGGCGCCGAAGTCGAAAAACGGAATGGCATCTCCGTAGAGGAGAATCTTTTCCGGTTCGAGCCTGTCGATCGCATATCGCATGCCGAGCCGCCAATAGAGCTCTGCCGTCGGATTGTCATTCACTCCGACAGTGCTTACCGCGACGGTGGAGTTGTTTGGAATGCCTGAAAAGCAGTAAGAGAATGACTCTGGGCCAGCCCATTGAAGCGTTGGGATGACTTTCAGCCCGCAGGCCTGCCAGTATGCTCCGACCAGACGGCTCCGGAAGACATTCCAGATCTTCATCGCTTCCGGCATGTCCATGTATGTGCTGAAATCAGGTGTCAGCACACATTGAAAGCGTTTGAGCGGCAATATATATCTTTCCGGCTGATTCCAGACCCTCTGGAACTGGTAATCATCGATGAAGAAATGGATTCCGCAATTGCTTGACTGTGTCTTTTTGCCGGTCGCGTAATTGAAGCCCATCAACGCGTCAGGGAGGGTGACGTCCTGTTTTGCAAGCATTGGCATGCCGTATCTGCCAACCGTCCGCACCTTTTGCAGCAGCGGAAGATTGTACTGACGCATCGTCCGCATCCGCGACTCGTTAATCACCATGCTCCTCCAGATAACGCGTCTTGGCGCTTTTGAACGGAATCACCTTGCCGCTCGACGATGCGGCCTGTTTCGGCTGTTTCTCCTCGTCATCCACGATCGTCCAGCCGTTGAGCCGGAGGCCTTGTGGCGTAAGCCCGATAGTGTCCGCGTAGCGCGCCAATGTGGCGCGGTCGGCGGCTTTGGCGTCCGCCGTCTCGCAGAGCACGAATTGCCTGCAGTACAAGGCGACGGTATTGAAAAGGTAGCGGTATTTCGGCATGTGCCAGGCGATCGCCTGAGGCAGCTTCCACAAGTCCCCCCACAGCGCGCGTTCCCTGCTGTTCCACGCATCCGTGGCCGCCTCGTTGCGCTCCTTGTGAATGCCGTCCTCGTCCTTCCACACGTCGAACACAACCCATTCGCTCAACGGAAACGCCTTCGGCTTGTAGCGGTAGCCCTTCGACGACAGCGGAACGATGTCGGCACCAAGTCCACGCAGGTCGGAGCGTTCCGACGTGGGGTCCGGCATCGGGCCGGAGCGTGTGCGGGCTCCTCCGTGACCGGCCATCGCACACCTCCAATCACGTCGGAAAATCTACGGTTCGACCGTCCGTCCGAAAATCTTGAACCCTCCGCGAACTTGCGAGTCCCCTCACCGGCGGTCTGGAAACCACCTCGAGGGATACCCCCCTAGGGGTCTTCGCCGAGAACAGAACAGAAAAATTTCCGGTTTCACACGCATTTCAGCGCATTCCATTTGCGCCCGACGCGACGCCGAACGCAAACGGAAAAGCGACAACGACATCATTCACGTCTTTCAAACAGCTCAGGCAACAGACGAACGGAACGAATCGAACGGCGCTCGCCGTCGTCAATGCCAATGTTCTTGATGGCTGATCGCTTTGTGTTGTCCGTCTCTTCGATTGCAGCTTCGATGCTCGGGACCTGTCCAGGACTTGCGGTCGTCAGTGTGGCCGAGATCCCACGCCTGCGACGGAAGCACAGGCTGATTGCATTTCGCACAGACTGGTACAACACCGGAGTCCATGGCCGCCTGCCACCGCGCTCGCTCCCTGCGGTGCGCGGCTCCGTATCCACGCTGGCCGGACGTGCCGCGCCCGCGCTCATAGGCGTGAGCGTGAGCCTTGCAGAAGCGCGTCCCTTGCGGGACAAGCTGTGGGCAATTGTGCCAGGCGCATCGGCGAAGACTCACGGCAGACACCTCCAGCCTCTGGTGGCGGGTGGAGCGTCCGGCATGTCTGGGGTACGTCTCCCGCGAAGGTCCCCCAGCTGGCCACCCCCGATTCATGGGCTACCGACACAACGGGTGTCGCCGCCATGGTCGACGTCCTTCGATGCGCCGGCTCCAAGGGTTACTAGTGGCTCCATGCCGGACAGCGACGATTATAAGCATTGGTAAAAGAAAAGCACCAGACCCTTCGGGCATGGTGCAAGTTCTCTTACAGATTACGCGGACTCACCCTCTTGCGCAAGCCGCGTGTCGACCAGCTCGGCCTGATTGAATTCCCACACGCCACGGCCGATCCTGCGCGCCTTCGACAGTCTGCCGCGAGCCAGCCAGTTAGACACCTGCTTGCGAGTGGTGCGCAAGCCCGCACGGTCGGTCAGCCAGTCGGCGGCCTCCGCAGGAGAACAGGTCATGACCGCCTGCCCGGCCTCCCCCAGCCTGCCGGACACCAGCATGTCCAAGTCCAAACGCTCTCCACATTCCGGACACCAGCCATCACGCATCCCCTGAGGCACGGCCAATGACGCCGAACAATCAGGACACTGCACCACAGTCACACGCCCATCCGAAGGCGTGCACAAACGGTCGATACGCCGAAGCATCCTGTCCAGCCGATCAGCCAGCTCGCCAGCCGACGGCGAACACACCACACGCGACCACGACCTGCACACTGCCCGATACGCCGAACGCCACCCATCAACCGGCAGCAACATCCACTTCAGATTGATGCAACCAGCCAACCGAAGCATCAAACACGCAGCCTCCTCATACACCTCCAGCCAATGCACACTCACCGGCAGACCAGGCTCACCACCACGAACACCACCACCGCGCTCGCCGATGTGTGCTTTGCGGTCGGCGAGCGCGCGGAGTTCGGGGATGGTTTTTGCGAGGCTGGTGATTTGTCGGCGCATGTGTTTGGCGCAGTTTTTGCAGAGGGGTGTTTGTGCTTCGGTTCCGCATTGCTGGCATTTGTTCATGATGGTCCCGCTTCCGTCTAGAATTGTGGTTGGTTTCTTGGAGGTTCTGCCGGCTGGTGGGGCCTCTCTTTTTATTCTCCTTGTTGGGCTATCTTGTGCATGAGCATGCGGCTGATTTTGTTTTCCTCGTCGCGTTGGTCGGCTTGGTCGAGCATGTCGGCCGAGTCCTGCATCAGGTGCGCCTGTTTGAGTGCCTTGGATGCTTGGACGGTGGCCATGGTGAGCGCGTGGCTGATCTGGATGTCCTCGCTGCCGCTGAGGGTTTGGAGGCCGGCGAGCGCCTCGCTGATGTGTTTCTGCAGTGCGATGGCCTGGCGGCGGATGGTTTCGGCCGCGTTGAGACGGTTCACGCTTTTGTCGATGTCGTTGCTTATTGCTTATTCTCCTTTGTTGGTTCGTTCGTGGGGTCGGCTGGCAGGCTGCCGATTTGGGCGAGGGCTTGGTCAAGCTGGCGCATTGGTTGGGCGAGCGCGTCCGGCAGGCCCGTGATGCCTTGGACGGCGGCGCGGATACGGCCGGCCGTGTCGCTCATCGGGCGTCCCTGGTGGCCGTGTCGATGCGCTGCTCGCCGAGGCTGATGTGCTCGATGTTGGCCCGACGGCGGAGGATGAGCGCGTATTCGTCCATGACGTCAAGCTGCCTGCTCAACAGGCTGATCGGGCAGGTGGGCTCGAAATCGAGCGTGCCATCCGCATACCTTTGCAGCATGTCCCTGAGCCTGCCGGCGCGGGCGGTCAAATCGCGGTATTCGACACGCATGCGGTCCTGGTAGCCGGAGGCCTTGGCGCTCGCTGGTTCCGCTTGGTCGGCGGCGGCGAGCACTTCGATGGCTTGGCGCAGGTATCCGTCGCGGATCCATTCGGATGCGGTATTCCATTCCTCGTGGATGATTTCGGTGGAGTCCTTGCGGAGTGCCCATTTGAGTCCGAACAGACGTTCGGCGACGGCTTCGGTGCGCGCGTCGATCGGCGGCAGTGGCGGGGCGAGTGTTTCCTTACTCATGGTTTCCTCTTTCCTGGGTGGGATGATTTTCGGCCGATTCCCAGATGTTGTGCCAAAGCATCCGGATAACCCAATCGGGCATTTCGGTCCAGATGGTCAAGTGCGTCGAGACGGCTGAGGCTTTCCACCACCTGCCGCAGACGACGCAGTGCTGCAGACGGTGGCGAGGGAAGGTGCAACGCCCTGGTCCGATGCCGTTGCTGGCGCAGATGGCAGTGCCGAGAGCGTTCCGGCACAGATGCGGGGTCCGGTCTTTCATTCACCGGCCTCCGATTGGGACAGGCGCCACTGCTCGAAAAGACGGTAGACATCCAACGAGATGGCCCGGACCGGACTGAACTTCAACCGCCACATGCAGTCGGCACACACCTCCGAGGCGGTCTTCGCCTGATCCATATAGGCAATATGCACGGCATAGACCGGACTGGACACCCGCCTGCCACACAAATCGCACGTGTGCATATCCTGCGTGACCAACTCATCACGCTGACACTGGAACGGGTTCCGAGCATCCCGCTCCTCCACGGCATCGGCGAGCGCCTCCCGAATCTTGTCCCTGGCATTGATGTAGGCGTGGTATCGAATCGACGCACTTTCCTCGAGGGGTCGATTGCCAAAACGCATTCCGGCGCTCGCGGCTTCGAGTTCCTGGGCGATGAGTTTGTTGAGCACGTCGATGGCGATGTCTGCGTCGCTGTTTCTCATTTTGTTTCCTTCTTGGTTTTGGCACATTCCGGGCAAAGGCTGGCGTTGGGGTCGATGGAATTGACTTGCCATCCCTCGTATTCGAGCCGATGCAGAGGTCCGACATCCCACTTGCGGCATTCGCGGCATGAGAGATGACGGTGGTTCGGACAGAGGCTGTCGCATGGATAATCTCGGTCGATGTGCCATCCCGCGGCTTCCAGTTCGTCCGGCGCTCCACTGTCGGTGATGTCGCAGTCATGGCATTCGACGTGCCAGTGGAGCGGACAGTAGTGCCTGCCTTGGAACTCGTCACATTGCCAGCCGTGGTCGACGGCCTCGTTGTCGGCGTCCTCGTAGGTCGCGTCATCGACGGAAAGGCTTGTATGGCACTCGTCGCAGACGACGAACAGCTCATGGATTTCCCGGTAGCTCATCGGTCCGGCTCCTTGTCCGCTCCGCTCACATGGCTCCAGTCGCAGGACAGGCCGCCTTGCTTTCCCCATGCGTAGACGATGCAGTCCACCTTTCGTGTATCGGACAACGTGATGGCGCACTCGTAGAAACCATGGGCGGTGCCTCCATCGGTGCATTGCGAGTCGATGGACCTGACCGCATGCGCTGGCGTGGAAGGCTCCGACGCGCTCCCGCATCCCGCGAGAACGGTGCAGAGGGTGAGTGTGATGGCGGTAAGTGTGGCGCAGATGGTGTTTCTCATTGGGTTTCCTTTTTCATGTGTGTGGTCCAGTGGTTCCATTGGTTATTCCTTTCCGTAGACGGCGAGACTTCGTATGCCGTCGCTCATGCTGTTGGAACATGTGTTCGGATCGTGGTCGATGATGTCGTTTCCGATGCCTTGGAATCGGAGGGTGGCGGTGCCGTCCGGCCAGCGGATGAGTTCGAGTCGGCCGTCGATGACGACGTCGTCGTCGGTGCGGGCGATGCAGCGGCGGCCGATCAGGATGGCCGGGTCGGCCGACCGCCATTTATGCAGCGGGACGTTGACGCTCACCGCGGCTCCTCGCCTTCGTGTTCGTTCTTGGCGTCGTCGTAACCTTCGTCGTACACGTCGTCGAGCATCGTCTGGAACTCGGGAGAGGCGAAGAACGTTCTGATGGCGTCCTTGGCCACGCGCCTCCATGGCTCCTTGTCCTCCATGGCCATCTCGTTCCATTGGCGTGGATGGCGGCGGCCGTTGCGATACCGGCGCAGGTAGATGGCTTTGGCCACCTTGTTCTGCGTCTCCAGACCGATCGTGATGGTCTCCTGGTCTGCCATGATGGCTCCTTTCAGTATGCTTCCGGTGGTTCCACGGCGGTGCGGTCCGCGATGACATAGGCGGCGAGCGCCATGCAGAGCGCGAGGATGATGAGCACGGCGTGCAGTGCGAGCCATTGGATTGGGATCCAGTAGTGGAGGCTGTAGCCGATGACCGGCCGGATGATGGCGTGCGGCACGAGCAGCAGCGCGGCGAAGGTGAACAGCGTGGCGAACCAGTCGCCGACGCGGTTGGAGATACGGTTGATGGTCTGTTTCATTCAGGTTCCTTTCAGTGTGTGGCGGTTTCACGGCCGGTTGGCCATCCAGCCGATCAGGATGGCGGCGATGAGGAGGATCACGGCTGCGACGTCCATCACCTTGCTTCTTTCGTGGCGACGTATCGGACCGGATGAGCGGCGAGTTGGCGGATGATGCGCGCGTATTGGCGGATGTCGCGGTCGAGGCATGTGCCGGTGCGGTGGGCGCTGGCTGCGGGCGTCTCCTCTTCCGGCCTCACGTCCCAGCCGGCGGCTTCGAGACTGTCGCGGAGGGTGGCCATGTCGATGCGGTGGTAGTGCAGCGGGAGGTTCGGGCAGAGTCGGGTGATGAAGTCGATGCCGAACTGCGGGTTGCTGCCTGCCGGATGGAGGGTGAACGATTGCGCGAGGCTGTCGACGTATTCCTCGAGCGCGTTCGCCGTCGCCTCCTCTGTATATCCGCCGTCGAGAGCGTCTTCGAGTAGTCCGTTGGCGCAGTGCATGCGCCACGCCTTGATGTTCCCGTCCGTAATGGATGCCTTGCGGCCTTGCAGTCCGATGACGCGGCGGAAACCTCCGACGCACCGCACGCCTCTCATGTCGGTGCAACGCATTTCCACCTCGAGGATCCTGTCATGGTCCGGGTCGAGACCCGTGGTCTCCACGTCCACCCACAGCAGCATGTCCTCTTTGGCTTTTTCCTCGCTTATCATTGGTTTCCTTTCGTTTGTAGGAGAATGATTTCGGTCTGCGTGAGCGGTGTCGCGGTACCGTCCATGTTCAGCAGCATCCACCGGCCTTCCCAGTCGAACACCGGCACATCACGCGGATCCGCGCCGAACGGCACGATTAATCCCAGTCGCTCCGCCTCCTCCACATGCTGGTGGACCCAACCATGGCATCCTGTGTCACCGCTGCCGCACAGCTCGATGATGTTGACGGGACTATGCCGCACATCCGGATTCGCCGCGCGACGCAGTTGACGGTGATGGCCGCTTCGTCCGGGCCATCGTGACGGATCGTGGATGTTCGCCCCGCAGCGCAGGCAATGCCAGCCCTGGCGTTCCAAAGCGATGCGCTTCGAGTCCTCGAACTCACTCACAACGCGCTCCTTCCTGCATCAGGCCGTTGACCAGCACCAGACATGAAGTGCAGTTCGTTCTTAGTCCGGAGGCCATCGCGGCGATGCCGTTATCGGCCTTGCCGCCGGCGAGCGCCTGGAGTTCGATGTTCGCCGCGGTTTCCGCGGTGTCGGTGATGAGTTGGGCGAGTCTGTTGATCTGTTCCTTGGTCATTCGTCTTCCTCCTCGTCTTCTTCCGTGATGGCGGCAACAAGCTGGTCGAGGTGTTCGGTCTCGTCGTCGGATGGCTCATAGCCGAGGTCTTGGAGGATCAGGTAATAGCCGGGGATGCGGCGGCTGACGTTGTCGTCGCCACTCCAGTCCCAGTCATTTGGGCTGATGAACCATTCGATTCTGGCGGTGAGGATCATGACCGCGTATGTCGGCCAGTCCGGTGAGTCGAGGTGCGTGTGGAGTTCCGCGAGCGCCTGTTCCGGTTTGATGCCGGCGATGGCGGCGAACTGTTCCCGGGCGCATGCGGCGTCGTTCCAGGTGTGTAGGTCTTTGGTGAAGCCGGTCGGGTCCGGGTCAATTGTCTGCAGGAGTCCGAGCCTTGCCGTGGTCTCGATGAGCTTGGCGCGCTTGATGGCATGGAGATGGCCGTGGAGCCATGCCATGCGCTTGTCAGCCGTCGTGGCGGCGTATTCCTCGAGCACGTGCTGTCGGGCGTCGCGTTCGGCCTGTTCGGCGGCTCGCTGGGCTTCCTTTTCGGCTTCGGCGGCCGCATCACGACGATCCCAGAGGTATATCGTCTGCGTCGCTTCATGGACGGAGACCGCGTCTGGATTCTGCTTGCGGAGCTCTTCGATGGTTTCTTCCGGAGTGCCCGCGGCGGGGAAGATGGCGCCGGAGTAATGCCATTCGGAATCCGAGAAGGTCTCTCCGGGATCCTCGATGACGTTGAGACCGGTGGTGCCGGTGGCGAGGAGCGCGGAGACATCGGCGAACCACTGGCTCCGGCGATCTTCCACTTCGATGTTGTGGAGGATGTAGTCGAAGTTCGAGGTCCCCGCGGCGTGCGCGAGGCGTTCCTGACGGTCCGGCTGGCCGTCGTATCGTGCGATGGCCATGAGTTGGCCGATGGTGAGCTGGTCGAAGTCGTCGCGTGTCTTCCTGACGTCCGCCTTGATGCTCGCCGCTTTCGCTCTGTCACGCACATAGTCGGCGCTTCGGCCGAGCCTGTGCGCGACGGCGGCGGTGGTGGCTCCGAGGTCGAGCATGCCCTGGATGGCGTCGGCCTCCTCGAGGACGGTGAGCTGTTCGCGCTGGCAGTTTTCGGTGACCATGGCCTCGAGTTGCTGCAATGGGTCGAGGTTAAGCACGAAGCATGGGACGGCTCCGGTCCCGGCCTGTTTGCATGCGGCGAGTCTGCGGTGTCCGGCGATGACGCGGTAGCGGCTGCCGTTGTGTACGACGCTGAGGGGCGTGAGGAGGCCGTTGGTTTTGATGCTGGCGGCGAGGTCGGTCACGTCGCCGATGTTTTTGCGTGGATTGTCCGGGTGTGGGTCGATCAGGCTCGGGTTGATGAGCTTGATTTCGTTGCTTTGGTGGTAGTTGCTCATTGCTTCTCCTTGCTGGTTTCTTGGTTGTTGAGTTCGTCTGCGCACACCTGGCATGCCTTCCACCATTCGCTTGGATTGCCGTTGCGGAGGCTTCCGGTGTGGTCGTATTCGTCCTCATGCGGATCCATGAGCTGGTGGACGTGTTCGCAGTTCCAGGTGTGCTTGTGGATTGGCGGCGGCGAGATTGGCTCGGGTGCCCAGGTCTCCCATTGGTCGCGGAGCCATGTGCTGAGCCGTGGGACTTGGCGCGGTGGGATGCGGCCGTCGTTGACGGCCCGCTTGTAGCGGCGGAGCGCGGCTTGGAGCCGGGCGAGCTGGACGGGGTCTCCGGTGATCGTCTCGACGAGGTCCCGCGCTTCGCGTTCGGCCTTGCGGCCTTTCGCGCCGATGGTGCCGGGGTAGGTTTCGGCGATGGCGGCGAAGGCGTCCGGCGTTTCGCTGGCGGTTTGCTTCGCGGTGCCGGCGGGAGGGGTCGGAGAGGGTATATCGGTATCGGTATCGGTTTTATGCCATGTTTTTGCTTGACTGTCCTCTAGCAACTTGCTAGACGGTTTGCTACCTGTCTCGCTACCGTTTTGCTCTCCGTTTGCTTGGCTGTTTTCTGGCAAGTCGCCAAACGTTTGCTTGGCTTTCTGGTTGGCCGCCTTGCGGCGTCCTCCCTTACTTCCCGCCTTGCGGCGCGCCTCGCGTTGCTCTTCGGTCAACACTCGGGGCTCCCTGCAGATGCCTTCGGCATAGACCGGACGCCATCCTCCGTCGTGCTCCTCCATGAGGCCCGAGTCGATGAGCTGCTGCAGCTGTTTCATGGTGCCGCCGGCGTCCTTGAGATCGAGCTTGTCGAAGTGGCCTGGGTACGCTGCCGGATCCTTGGCCTGCATCGAAACGCCTTTGGAGTGGATGACGCACAGCTTGACCCACAGGCCCACGGTGGCGAGCGGCAGGCGGCGGATGCGCCTGTCGTCGGCCATCTGGTCGTCGATGATGAACCACATATCTCTCTTGCTCCTTCCGTGGTTCAGTCGATCTCGCCGGTGTCCGGATCGACGGTCGCCTCCACGTCGCCGTCGTCCATGTCGAGACTGCGGCGCAGATCGTCGATGAGGATCATCTGCCGTGACGTGGCCGGCTTCGCGCACATGTTCTCCATGGCCAGGCCGGCGTCGAGGATGCGCTGAGCGAGGTCCGCGCAGTCGTACACGGCTTCGGTGATGGCGTGGATGCCGCCCCACTTGTCGATGTGCTCCTGCTTGTTTTTGGTGTCCATGACGTTGCGGCATGCCTTGAGCACGACGGCCGCGGCCTT